TGGACAACAGTTCATAGTCCTTGTCGGTCAAACCAAACAGCACTGGGTCTATACCCGCTTCTTCCAATTTCTTAAAGACCTCTTCTGCGTTCTCACTTGTGATCACTATCCAACGTATGTCTTCTAATGTAAGAGGCATTGGGTCTGGCAGGTTCAACTTCTGTCTTGGTTCTTCAACAGTGAACAGTTTGATCCTCTTCTCACCACCTATGCCACAACCGGTCAATAATAATATTAATGATATTGCTAAAAATTTATTCATATGGCACGTAATTCGGATTTGCTAGGCTTGGGCATTCCGGGTTTATCTCCGAGTTCTTGGTTGCCTTCAGTTCCGCTTCGGTGTGTTTAGCGCCTGATGCCAATTCAACACACCTCTTGGCGTTCACGGAACCCTTGTTCATTATTCGTTCGATGGCCGCTGTCCTGTCGATGGCCAGTTTGCCAAAATCTCTTTTCTTCTTGTTGAAACGTTTGTCTAGATCGTCTAGGTCCTTCTTGAAAGTCATCACGAGATTGTTGAGTTTCTTGTTGCTTTCCATTATGGCCTCGAAGTCCACCTTCTGTTGTTCTATCAACTTTGTCTGTGCTTCTATGCCCTTTTCCAGTTCTATCTGATTGGCCTTGAGTGTGGCGTTGTCCGCCCGCAGTTTCATTACATAAACGCCCGCACCGGCTATACCAGTGATCAGCATTATGGCTATTGCCATCTTTATCGTTGAAAACATAATGTACGTATTTATTGGATAAGACCAGGCTTGTAAACGGTTTTACCGTTTTCCTTCATGGCAGTCAGAATAGACTTTCTGTTACCTTCTGACTTGTATGACACGTGTACCCAGCCTGAATCAGGTATGCCCGGAGTGTAGAATTCCAATATCAATTGGTCGAAGTCGCAGTTCTCGGATATCCATTTGGCAACATCATAATTTCCTGTGCCTGGACATTCTATGTCCACGGCCTCACCTTTACAGTGTTGCGATTTAGAAGAACCACCCACTGCTTCGTTCAGTGCTGGTCCCCTGTATCCAGAGTTGATCACTGTAACGCCAAATTTGTCTCTGACCTTCTGCACGACATTTTCAAAAAGTGCTTTAGCACTTTCAAGATGCTCCGCACCTGGTGTGTTGTCTAGGCCTTTCCTTGTGGCTGTCTGGCTTTTTGTGAATTCTGCTAGTGTGAAGTTTGTGCTTAATCTCATACACTTATTTATCAATAAGTGCGTATATTAAATATTACCAACCTGCTTTGCTCATCAGTGCTGACTGGCCATCCTTGCTGAATATGAATCTGTCTTCCGTGGTCTTGGTGATCTGGTATGGACCAAAGTATTTGGTCAGGTACATGCATTCGCTCATCGCTGACTCGTCCAGTTTGAATGCCTTGATCTCGTTCATGATCATGTTGGTTGATCCAAATGCGTGTAGTTCGAATTTCAATGTGTCCGCTTTCTGTTTCTTTATTTGCACCATGTTGTTGTCCAGTTTGAACTCCATCATCTGGAATCTGTCAAAGAAATCCTTTATCTCCCCCAGTTTCAGAGAATTGATCTTTTGATTGTATGCCTCTGGTGTCCTCGGTAGCACATCTGCTAGATTTTTAGCACTGGCCTCGAATGGCACGGTCCTCTTGTGATACGTGAACTCGAATGTATCAATGTTTGTGAGTTTCTTGAGATCGTCTAGGAACTTCCTGATGTGTTGGTCCACCGCTTCTACCCTCGCGAACTCAATGAAAACCCTGTGCTTGCCGTCTTCAGTGTGCCTGGCGTGGCATCTGCGTCCAACACTTCCTTGTATCCTGTCTCCGCGAAACGTTCCAGGTCCTTGGCAGGTGCCATTCCGTCAACCGTGAACGCCAAGACCATGATGTTCTTGTCGTCACCCATCTTGGATTTGAATTGGTCAACTGAGAATCGTTTGCTAACGACTCCGTCCAGGTCTCCGGCCTTTAATCCTTCATTAACTAATGTCATCTAAACTACTTAAATCTCCAGACGCCTGTGCTTGTTCGTCCTGGCTCTCGATCTCGTCCTTGCCGTGTTTGAAATTGCCGATCAAATCTTTTGGCATCTTGATTTCTACAACCCATATGTCATGTGCGTCTATCTTACCCTTGGTTGTTCCTGGTCTGTAGTCCTCCGGTGATTTGATCTGTCTAGGTTTCATCAACTCGTCTCGTTTGTATGTGACTTTACAACCTCTGTCTAGCAATCTCTTGCCTCCCGCAGGATCTGGCATCTTGTCTGCTGGCCACATGAAAGAACATGTGACGAAGTGTCTTGAATCCACCGGGCCTGACAGTAATTCTCCATCCTCCCAGTTCTGGAACACGTACACATCTAGTTCGTCCACGACCCTCTCGAAGTCTTTGAGTATGCCCAAAGTAGGGCCTACTGCGTATAGCGATTGTACGTTTTTGATTATGTCTAAGACGTCATGCATAGTTCTTATTTATCCTAAATATCTGTGTTGTAAAATATGCATACTTAATCTGGAAATTTGATCTTAAGTATTTGTACATGAGTCGACAAAGACACATCAAATCAAAATCAACCACAACCTACGAGGACCCTTATGTTATCATCGAACGGCCTACAAATGCGACCTTTATTTCAACGCAAACTATGGAAACTAATGAGGAAGAAACGAGTGTACGACAAGCGTGTAAGTTTGTACATGCAGAATCAGAATTGGCTTAAGATAAGGAAACAGAAGGACAGACGTAGACGTAGGATATTAATGAAAATATGGCGAGCCAGCCAATTGGCTATGCTAAAGCGTATGTACAATCAGGCTATTTGACGAACTGATCCATCGCTTCAGCGTACCACTGTCGGTAGTGCTGTTCTATACGTTCGAATGGAATCTCGTCTCTCTGTGCGACGGGTATCCCAGGTAGTTCATTCTTGAGTACCTCTTTGTTAATTAGATCAAGTACCACTGTGTATTCCAGCATCTTGCCTGGACCGATCTTCTTCTTTGACAGTTCCACGAACTCGTCAAACTTCTTGTCTGGTTTTATTATGTACTTGACACAGAAGTATCTCTTCTTGTTGTGTTTGCTACCCATTGTTTAACCTCGATAATTTTATCATGACTGATGCAAGGTTTATTTCAGGATCTGCTACAAATGAGTGATCGACTAATCCCTGCTTGATAATTAGCACCGCTTTGTCCTGTGCGTCCTCATCTTTGGATATGATTTCCAAGTTGTCATACAGCCATCTGTATATCTCCTCACACTCCTCTGGTCTAGCCTGAGCACACACCAGTTTCCTTGCTTCTTGTATCCGGCCTTGCTTGAATAGATCCACCATCTGCAGTCTGTAGTCCTGTTGTCCTGAATCTCCCGATGCTGGTGGCATCAGTTTGCCGTCCCTAGCGTTCTGTTGTAACATGTTGATACATTTCCTCATGTCAGGATAACTTGCCTTCACGTAGGTGTCCAGTATCTCTATGTCTGGTGTTATGCCTTCCTGTATCAATATCTCACACGCCCTCGCCGTGAACTCTGTCTTGTCTATGGTCTCCATGTGGAAGCCTTGGCATCTCGAATGCAGTGCTGGTATGACTCTGTTGGGATAGTTGCAGGTCAATATGAATCTCGCTGATGTGTGATACATCTCCATCACACCACGCAACGCCGCTTGGCCATTTGGTGACATGTAGTCTGCCTCGTCCAGCAACACATACTTGTATGCACCGAATGGCATGATCTGTACGAAGTTGTTGATCTTCTCACGCACAGTATCAACGGAGTTTTCCCTCGAAGCATTTATCTCTAAGATATCATAACTGCTGACATCCAGTTCTCCAAACAACACCTTCGCCAGTGTGGTCTTGCCCACTCCCGGTGCACCACTCAATAGCAAGTGTGGGATCGCTTTGTCGTCGATCCAAGATTGTATCTGTTGTCGTTGTGCTTCGTCTCTGACCACGTACTCTTTCAGAGTCTTAGGTCTGTATTTTTCTACCCATAAATCTTTCATATGTGTTATATTACAGAAGTTTCCTTCGCTTGTCTATATAATTGTTCGGTTGCCATGTTTTTTCCTTTGGCCTCCACCTGTATGTCGAAGTTTTCTGAGAATGACAGTGCCCAGTCATTTACCTTCCTGTTTGGTAATAAGTCCGAGTGTGCCCTAAGTTTCTGTTTCTTGCAACCTCTTTCCAGTAGATCCTTAATGTTGTGCATCTCTGTGTGTGTTCGGTCTCCAAGTCCAGCAACCGCCAGGTGTTCATCTCTGGAATACGAGTAGTGCATACTGGGTCTCACACCACGCCATGAGTCTATGACTCTCTTGACTCGATCATCTGTTGCTTCAATGTATTCCTCATCTCTGATCCAGTGATGGTGTATGTCCAGAACCAATGCTAGGTGTTTCTCCAGCATCAACGACTGTTCCAGTCCATGGCTCATCTCGTCATTTTCTATTGTGATCAGGTTCCTTGCCTCCGGTGATAGCCTGGGCAATGCTTTTATTATGCCGTCTGGTCCTTGCTTGCCTGAGATGTGTACGTTTATCTTGCAACCGTCTTGGAAACTTTTGCCAAACCCCATCCATCTTGCCATGTCCGCATGGTATTCGAATTCTTCTATGCTACGTTCAACAATGTCAGGAGTCGCACTTGACAGCACACAGAATTGTCCTGGATGGAAACTTACTTTTACATCTAGTTTCCTAGACATCTCACCGACCGGTGCGAATAAATTTTCTAAATGACTTTGTATGTCGGGTTGTTGCCACCATGTCTTCCAATCTTTCTCTGTGTAGCCTTGCAACATCTCGCTACCCAACCTCACCATCCTACGTTCTGGTGGCAGTGTGCCCACACGTTCGATCAATCTACGTGCGGCTGTGGTGTTGTGGGTCATGATGTCCCACTGTCTCTGCTCTGCTTCGTCCTTGTGTTCACGGAGCCAACGCATGGTTGTTGATCTGCCGTTGAGATCCCTGTCTTTTGCGTTCACTTTCATGCCACCGAACTCACTGGTGTCATTGAGCCATTTGCAACAGAAACCAAAACGTTGTATCATGTGTTAATTATAGCAGGTATATGTGATATGTCTAGTCCAGCAGTGTTTCCATCATGGCCCAGTGTCCGATGATGTCACTGCAATGCAGTTGGAATCCGTATTCTCTGTCTATGTCACGCAAGATCTTGTTGGCCTTGGCCATGCTCAGTCCTGCATTGGCTGGTAATTGTAATGCGTTGATGGTTTTCTTTTTCAAACCCTTTGCGGCCTGTACCCTGTGCCAGCCGTCTGTCAACAGATAGTATCCTGAATCTTTTATTGGTGTCACTAGTATTGGATCCCATGCACCGTCCTTTTTAAGTTTGTTGATCCATGTCCTCTTCTCTTTGTTTAAAGGACGTTCAACGCCTAGACCCATCTCTGCCATGGTCACTAACTTGCTTAATTCAACTTTTACTTTTTTGATCTTAATCAGTTTCATAGTCTATCGAATTGATGTCTGTTATGATCTGCCATTCCGGACCATTGGGCAATGGTTTCCTTTGTGGATAACCGTTCACGTCTGACATTTCCCTGTACTTGTTTGCACAGGCAGGACCACAGAATGGCCTGATTATACGTTTGTCGTATTTGGTGTCGTGTAGGCTGTCGTACCAGTATATTGCGTTTAAGAATTGTTTGTTGCAGACGTAACAGATGTGTAGTTTAATCATTGCCAGGTAACGAAGTCATCTGACTCATGCCACCTGTGTTCACGTAGCCGGCCTTGGTCCTGTTTTGCTCGGGTTCTTCGTCTGACACTAATAAGATGTCATTCTCGTCAATCATTCGTACTTCTAGTTCCACGCCCTCTTTCTTGACCTTGAATCCTCTGCTCCATCTTCCGTGTGACACCAATACCCATTGTCCCACTGTGACGTCTTCCTGCTGATCACCGATGGCGTAAACTTTGCCCCATCTAGGATGTATGCCCGATTCTGATCCGTCGTCGTCTGTGAGTATTATTCCACCTTTAGTCTTTGTCTCACCGAAGTGCATGTCTGAAACTAGCACTCTCTTCTTGAGAGGTGTGATGTCGTAGTCAACGGTGTATTCCTTTCCACCGTGTGATCCAAATCCTTTTGCTTGTAAGTCTTCTAGTTGTCCCATTATAGGATTATTATATAAGATTTATTCTAATCCGTCAAGAGCCGCATCTATGCCTTTTTTGGCCGTGCTCTCTGTTTTTGGCTTGAAAGTTTCAACTGGTTTTGTAACCGTCTCTACCTTAGGCTCCACCTTCTTGGGCTGTGGTGCTACAGTTTTCTTTGGTGCTGGTTTGGCCGCCACTGGTGTCATCTTCTGCACTGTCTTCACTGGCTCCGTCTTGGGCGCCGGCATTGGTTTGCCTCTGCTTGGTGTGTCACTGACCATGCCTTTTGGCTGTTCGTAATACTTCTTTATAATCTGCTCTTTTGGTGTCACAACTTGTCCACCTGCTCCCAACACATCTCCCCTGGCGTTGACATTCATGTTACCAACCGCTGGAGTAGATTCATTGGCCGCTCTAAGTTTTTCTATATCCACCATACGTCCCTGCATGGTCCTATACATTCTTTTTCTGGGTGCTCTTGCTACCATATCGTTAAACTCCTATATTATTACTTATCATCTCAAGAATTCGGTGATGTTCAAATTGTACAGCATGGGATTTATCTTGTGTACTCCTATCAAGAACAAACAAAAACTTGCTACACTACTACCTCTACCTACACCCCACACCATGTTGTTGGCTCTTAGTGTGTCTACAAAGTATATGAGGAATTGTAACACACGTATGAAATTTTTCTTTTCAAACAGATCATATTCCATCTGAACCCTCATTTTTTCTTCATCATTCTGGCATTTGTCCAACAACCATTCCAAAACATTTATTTGGTAATACTTGTCAGGCATGTGCCAGTTGTCACAGTTCTGTTTATCAAACTCAGCGGGAGATGACCTTTTTGGCACTGTGCTTATCACAGGCAGGTCGATGCCCAACTCCTTGAGGCTCTCTGAATACTTGTCTATGTCATTGAGATAAAGTTTTGATATGTCGAAGTCTGGATCCGTGTACAGCAATTCGATGACATCCTCTTCCGAGAATATCACATCACCATGATCATTTATCTTTGTCTTTGCCGCCATCTAGTACCTTTGGTTGGAACTCGAATATTTTAGCATGGTACTCGTGCTTCTTGTCAACAGGAATCTCTTGATTGTTCCAACTGAAGTGTCCTGTGTAGATGCCTTTGTCAAGTTCTTGATCATATGTTGCCGTGTCCGCCCTCAACCACCATGGATCAAATTTGCTGAACTTCGCTGAGAACCAATCGGGCCTATCTAACAGTATAAGCTCTTTGCTGTCTTTGTCAACCGTGTAGGTAATACCATCTCCCTGCCACGAACTCAGTTCTATGTGATTGATCACGATCTTGCTGTTCAGTATGCTGTTGGCCTTGCAGAAGCAAACGGCCGCCATGATCTGGTCATAGGGTGGTTTTGGCAATTCAATGAATCTGTTTGTTGTACTTTTTTTCAAAGTGTGGTAAAGTGGCTCGTCCCTCCACGTGGTTATCGTGTTGGCGAACACCTGTTCGAAGAGATTCTTCAGTCTCTCGAAATAATCTGTCTGCTCCTTGAGACTTGCCGTGTGTGGTGTGAGAGATATGTTCAGTTTGTATTCATTAGCGAACAGTTCTCCGTCAACAATGATGATACTTTTAAATTTTGTCTTCCAGGTGAATGTGTTTGACATCAAAACTATTTACTAGTCTATGTTGACCAGGTCGCCTAGGTCTGGTTCGTTCCTCAATTTCTTATTGTTCTTGTGCCATTCCTCGATACGTCTCTGTCTGATGGCATCTTGATATGTCCTTAATGCTTGTTGGAGATTGAACAATAATTCCGGATTCCTGCCACGTCTCGCGATTGCCACCTTCCTGTTCAATTCTTTGATACGTTTGGAAATGTCCTCTTCTGACATGTTGCCTATCTCTTCTTGTAATGGATGGAAGTACATCGGACTCCTTGATTATTATGCGTACTGTTTGCCCAGTTGGTGCATCAATACTGTTGTGCCACCGTCTGGTGACATGAATTCGAATAGTGCCCGGCCCAACCCTATCGTTACTTGGTCCGAGGTTCCGTCACTGCCTGTGACATTGTCGGCCTTGATCACAGCACTGGGGAAAGTCAAAATACCTGTTGATGTCGGTGCCACGGTTATGTCTAAAATTATCCTGCCCAACGCTCCTGTTGGGAAGTTTGAAAATGCGAAAGTGGTATCCGCCGTGATGGTCAATGTTTGGTAATGACCATTATCATGGTTCAACGTCACTGCACCACTAGACACTGATCCGTGTGTGTAAACAGTTTCCGATGTGTTTTTTAATTTCGCTTTTATAACCTCGTTGTCATTGAAGTCATTGGATGAATTCAAACTGGCCTTGTTGTTTTGTAGGTCAGTTATCTCTGTGGCGGCCGTGGTAAAATTGTTTTTAATTTCGGAAAAATTGTCCCTAAAGCCCTGTGAACTGTTGTCTTGCCCTGCTTTTGGATATGTTCCGTCTATGTTTCCTGGTATTATGTTACTCGCCATTACTGTATTCCTTTGTCTCTAAATTTTAGGTATTTATCGTTACTTCTCTCCACTTTAATAATTGTGCCAGCCTGTGGTGTCTCTTTGGTAAAAGTTATTGTTGTTTTCTTTGTGGCGGTGTTGTGTGACAACGTGATCCCTAGTTCGTGATCAGCAGAACGCAGTGTTCCGTCCGCTGTCAGATAGGTAGGTTTGATATTGTTGTCTGCTGTCACTCCTTGCCCCACAAACACTGTGTTTGTTCCTTCCTTGATCAACACGTCCTCTTCGTGTAGCAGTTCATCAACAACGAAACTGTCCGTTGTTCCGTCCGCTGTGAATGTATCTGTTGCGACCTTGCTTTTGCTCACCACATATCTATCTATAGTGAATGCTATGTTTTTGAAATTCAATGCCTTGTCTTCTATCCTCTTTTTGACCAATGCTGATGTTCCAGGTTTGCAGTAACAGATGGGCACCGCGGTCACATATCCCAGTGGCGCCAGGTCGCCTGCCTGTGTGGTCTTCATCCATAGGGGTAGGTAGTCCCATTCTTTGTGTCCCAGGCTCTTCATCCTTGACCTCATGTTGGCAACCGCGTTGGGATATACCGTTTCCATGAATCCCAGATCCGCACTCAATTGGTTGGCGTATCTCACCTTTGAACCTGATGTGCTGAACGACAGCCCTCCGTCAGTGGTAACTTCATAATCTATGTAATCTGCTGTTGCATTCATGGTTGACGCCCTTGGTCCTAGTAAAGGTTTCGAAACAACATCACGTAAATTAATGGAACTGGAAACAGATTGTCCATCCTTGTTGACCATGTTGTCCTTGATCTCTACATAGACCACTTCGTATTTTGTGGCGGTTCCTTCTTTGGCCACTGCTGTCTTTATGTCTCCAAAGTACAGGGTCTTGGGAGCATGGTTCTGTTCCATCTGCTGTTGGAAAGCAGTCAACGTCTGTGCTTCAAGTCCCGACATCATCAGCATGTCAGGCTTTAATTTCATACCAAAATTACTATCCTCGGGTCTGAATATGTTGTCTACAGAATTGATGTTTGGATCCTGTGCTATGTTGTAGAATATGTTCTGATCTATAAAGGATGTTGCGTGACCAGACATGTTGCCATACTCGATCTGTGTGTACGGTATGTCAAGATTGATTGTGAACTCTTTTGAAGTTGCCGCTGATTGGTATTGATCACTCACCGTAACCGTGAACGTGTAGGTTCTCGTGGAATCTGTGAAATCACTAGGATCTATCGTGCCTATCAGGTTTCCCTGTTCCGACAAAGTGATACCAGTTGGCAAAGATCCCGCTGTGACTGAATAACTGAGCACACGATTGGTGTCCTCTGCTACTGCTTCTATTGACAACAGGCTTGGCACGTCGGCTTTCAATGTGCCCACTAAGGTTGGCGTAGTGAATGCTATTCCTATGTCGATCTCTCCAATCACTTTCATGGTGAATTCTTGGTCTGTGAACACGTTGATTCCCGTTGCCACTACCCTGTTTGCTCTGACAGTGAATGTGTAAGTTGTCTCCACCGCTGACTGTCTGGCCAACTGTCCGTAGAGTTCTCCGGAGTCAACATCTATGGAAACACCCGCGGGCAGTGAACCTGCCTGTATAGAATATTCTAGATCTCCCTGTAGTGGATCGAAGTCTTCAACATCGATTTTCACCACAAATGCGTTGTCGTGCCTGAACGTGCCGAGGTCTGATCCTGTCCTGAAAACAGGTCTCCTGTTGGCACTGAGGTCCATGGTCAGCGGTGAGTTTTGTATTTCTGTTGCGTCGATTGTGATCGCTGTGTTGGAGACTCTCCAGAAGTCTGCGGAATAAACAAATATGTTGTTGTTCTGTTCTACGAAACTGGTACCGTCTGAAACTCGCACTATGAAATCAAAATTCTTGCTGATACTTTTTGATGTTATTGTTCTGTCAAATGTACCATCCCATTGATCCTCTGGAGCACCATCATCGTATCCACCACGTTCTCCATATCTTTGATCGTCCGTTAGTTGGACTATGCCTGATATCAGGCCTGACTTGCTCATGGTCACTCCTGGTGGTAGCGATCCCTGAACAATCTCATACACAAGTGTTTGTCCCGCCCTGGTGTCTGAATCAGTTGCCTGCATCTGCAGTGACACACTGGAACCATCGATTACCCAATATAATCCAACGCTGGTACTGTCATCAAGTTGTAGTTGTCCAGAAGCAGTCGTGAAAGTTGGAGTGTCCGCACCTTGTACGTCTAGTGAAAAAGTCCTGTCTGTGATAGCGGTACCGGCCGTGGCTCGCACGACGAAGGTGTAAAGAGTTCTTTTGGCAACCTCAGCCGGAGTACCTGTCAAGAGCCCGTCCGTTGTTACCTGCATTCCTGCGGGTAGGCTCCCTGCTATCACGGAGTAAGTGATGGCCGTTGAATCGCTGGTGTTGGCCTCCAATTGGAGACTGTACGCGACTTGCTCGTCTATGGTTGCAATTTTACCTGCAGTGGTAGACCACACTGGTGTTGCCATTAATCTTACTCCTTACACGGGTATTTATTGGCGATTACCGGCTATTATTCTGTGTACGAATCCAGTGTTCCAGGTGCTGTTGCAGTCCCTCACGTGTGATCTTGTCCTGCTCACGTCGTATGGCCTCCTCCAAGCGTTTGATCTCAGAATGTGCTGACTTGCGCCTGTTATGGTCGTTCCTGTGTTTCCTCATTGTCCCTTCTTAAGGATGTGTTATTGGCTATTAAGATTCGTCGTAGAAGGGAATCACCCTCATTGTGCCGGCGATCTTGATCTTGATGTAGCCAGTCGGTGTGCCCGGCAGTGCCGATGCACCTCCCGCCGATCCCACAGTTGATTGTGTGGCCGTGTTAAGATCCACAACTCCAGTACCCTGTGTGCTGATAGAGATGTCACCATCTGACGTATCATTCTGTAAGGCGTCTGCCCTTACTGTAGTGGCCTCCATCAACGTGAAGTTGGCTTCTGTGGCGGTTAATTTCACGTTCGTTCCGCCAACCGCAACGTTCTGTCCTGCGGCAGGTGATAGTGTGATACCGCCTGATGTCGATGACAGTGTGTTGCCGTCCAATCTCAAGTTGTCAACATTAAGTTGTCCTGTTGTGGTCTGTGTTCCTGCGTGAGTGATTGGTCCTGTTAGCACAATGGCTCCTGTTCCAGCCGGATCGATCGTTATGTCTCCGTTTGTGTCAGAAGTGATAGTACCGTCTGCGATAATATTCAAGTCACCAACTGCAAAAGTTCCTGTGGTCAATGATCCCGACACAGTTGTGTTACCTGTTGTGGCAACGTCCGCCGTGTTCAATGTTCCTACCACCGTTGTGTTTGGTATGATTCTGACCTGTCCTGTTCCCGATGCGTCCAGTTCTAGGTTCGCATTCGAGGCGTTGGTAGTGATTGTGTTGTCGGCCATTGAAATACTATCAACGGTCACAGTTCCTGTCATCGTGGCCGCGTTGATTGTAGGTGCTGTTAGAACTTTATTTGTTAAAGTTTGAGATCCTGTGAGTGTGGCAACCGTTCCGTCAATCGCCGTTGTGACTGTGTTTCCCGTCGCACTTGTGGTTATACCAGTGCCTCCAGAGAACTGCATCACCTCTGAATCGAGATCAATCGAATTGGTAGTCGAATCGTCTGCTGTGAAATCTAGATCTGCGGCTGTTACCTGTGCATCAACATATGCTTTGATAGATTGTTGCGTCGCCAAAGCAGTTGCCGAATCTGATCCCATGGCATCTTCGTCTAGTATACCTGTTACAGTTGCACCCGACGCCAGTGCCAATGAGGTGCTCAAAGTTGTGGCACCTGTGATCGTTGCCGCACCCGCCACATTCAACGTGCCTGTTGTCTGTATGTTCTCTGCTATTGTGATCTGTGTCGAATCGTCAGAACTCATTGTTGTGCCAACAAATTTCATCGCACCCAGTTTGATGCTACCTGTGCCATTTGGAGTGACAGTGATGTCACCGTTGGTCACACCTGTTGTTATTGCAAAGTTGTTTACGTCTAGGTTCGCGTCCAGTGTGTTGATGTCGTTGTCTGTACCGTAAAGTTCCACGAAGTTGTCGTTGATCTTGTCAAATGCTGTTCTTAGTGGATCACCCGTGCCGTCGTTAGCACTTGATCCTATGTTGATGTTTTGTCTAGCCATACTTTATGTTAATCCTTTTTGTTATGGGTATTTATTTGAAATTCTATAAACCTAATGTAATTATTATAGGTCTATTATGACTCTCTGGAATTTGAACACTGTGCTGTCGTTGGTGATGTTGGTGGCCAGCAATCTCACATTACCGTCGTCTATGTCTGCTGTGAACGTGCATAATGGATCCGTGTAAGAACCGGTGTTTCCAAACACGGTAACGTAGGCCTCCGTGGTGCTGTCAGCACTTGGGCCGTGTACCAGCGTGGCTTCCACCATCTCGAACCTGCTGTTGGTGGCGTCTGATATGGAGATGTAGTACTTGGCACTCCTGTACGAAGCACTAGACCAACTGTCTATGACGGTAGTGGCAGATGTTGCCACAGTTGCGGTGTTGTCACCGATCTCCGAGTGGTTCAATGTGGATGCACTTGAGATGGTCACAAATCCTATGTTGCCTGCACCGTCCGTCTTCAGCACTTGGTCCGCTGAACCGTCTGACGTTGGGAAACTGAGACCGCTGATGGACACCGTTCCCGTGCCATTGCCTGAAAGTTCCAGGTCAGCGTTGGAGGCATTTGACGAGATCGTGTTGTCTGTGATGGTCACACCGTCGATGGTCATACCGCTAGTGGTTGTCAATGTGGTGAATGTTGCCGCCACCGGCGTGGTCGCACCTATCACGGTGTTGTCGATGGCACCGCTGTTGATGTCCACCTTGGCCATCACCACGGATCCTGATCCGCTCGCTGATAGCACCAGGTCTGAGTTGGATTGCGTGGTCGTTATATTGTTGTCCGTGATATTGACATTAGAATCTATGGTCAGGTTGCTGACGTTCACTGTGCCGGTACCTCCCGGTGTGAGGTTCAGGTCAGCGTTTGAACTGGTTGCTATTGTGTTGTCGTTGAATGTGATGTTGTCTATTGTGGTTGTCCCGACCAAACTCGTTGCTCCTGTCACGTTCAACGTAGATAGTGTTGTCAATGCTGAAGGAACTGCCAGAGTTGAACTTAGGTTTGTTGCACCTGAAAGTGTTGCCGCACCAGAAACATTTATTGTGCCATCTACGATCAATCCATCGTTGATGTTGATGGCAGTAGAGTCATCGGAACTCAATGTCGTGCCTCTGAATTTCACTGCACCAAACACCACAGAACCGGTGCCGCTTGGTAGTAAATTTATGTTTTCATTTGATCTTGTGCCTTCGATAGTGTTATCGTTGATCCTGATTGCTGGGAAGGACACGGCACCTGTGCCTGAAGGCTTGAATACCAGGTCCTCGTTTGATCTAGTGGCGGATATCTCATTGCCACTGAAACTTAGATCACCGCCTGTGAGTGGAGATAGGTACAGTTCCGTGAACATGTCGTTCACTTTCTGCATGGCGGATCTCAGAGTATCACCTGTGCCGTCGTTTGCGTTTTCACCTACATTTAAAGTCTGTTGTGCCATGTTATACTTTTATCACCCTTTTCACGAATTTTATTACTTGGTTGTTAGTGTTATTTACTGTTCCTAGCAACCTAACGTTGCCGCCCGATATGTCCGCACTCAAAACTATTGACTGATACGCAGTTGATCCATCTCCCTGACCGTTGCCTACACGTGCAAAAGAACTGACATAGGCGTTGGTTCCGTCGTGTGTGACGTTGGCCTCCACCAATGCGTACCTGTCCGCCGTGCTGTCTGACATCTGTATCAGGTATTTCACACTCCTGTGTGTTGACGCACTGAATGAATCTATGGTCTGTGTCGAGGAGTCACCTGTTATGGTGACCGTGCCGTCCGCTATGTCTGATTCCACATACAGAATTGGGAAGGTGACCAAGGAGAGGTTCTTGGATGCATCCGTCTTTATGAATTGTCCCGCCGCATATGAGTTTGGCCAACTGAAACCGTTTATCAGGACGTTGCCTGATCCACTGGCACTGATCTCGAGATCAGCGTTCAGGGTGTTGACCGTGATCTGGTTGTCCTTGATGTTGAGCTGGCCAGCGTTGATCTCCGTATTTGTTAAGGACACCGTGGTGAAGGTTCCAGCGGCCGGTGTGGCGGCGCCTATCACCGTGTCGTCGATGGTGCCTGAATCTAGATCGATGTTTGAAATCTGTGTGGAGCCCGTGCCATTGCCTGACAGAGTCAGATCGTCATTGGATCTGGTGACCTTGATCACGTTGTCCGTGAGGTTGATGCTGGAGTCTATGGTGAGATTACTGACGTTGACCACTCCCGTGCCACCAGGTGTTAGGTTAAGGTCAGCATTGGAACTGGTGCCTATGATGTTGTCGTTGAACGTGAGGTTGTCCACCGTGGTTGTTCCCACGAATGAAGAAGCACCCGAAACTGTCATGGTAGACAGTGTGGTCAGACCAACCACATCTAATGTGGATCCGATTTGAACCGCTCCACTTAATGTTGTCGCTCCTGCAGTCAAGGTGCCATCAACGTTTAGGTTCTCGTTGATGTTCACTATGGATGAGTCAATTGCAGTGATCGTAGTTCCTGATATTCCGATCCCGTCAACAACCAAAGATCCCGATCCGTTTGCCCTCAATATTAGATCCTCGTTGGATCTGGTGCCCTCGATGTTGTTGTCGTTGATACGTATCGCTGGAAACAGTACGCTACCTGTCCCTGAGGGTTTCAACACTATGTCTGCGTTGGATGCCGTACTGCTGATCTCGTTCTGTAGGAAACCCAGTGTGGTGGTCGCCAACGGATCAGCGTACAACTCCGTGAAGTTGTTGTTGATCTTGATGCCCGCACCTCGTATGGTATCGCCCGTGCCGTCGTCCGCGATCGTTCCTATGTTTATTACCTCTTGTGCCATAATTTACTGGTATTTATGGTTAAGGAGAGACGTTCTTGAATGGATGATCACTGGGCAGATTACCGGTCAAACCCCACTTGTGCGCCAGGTATCCTTCTGCCTTCTGGAAGTCGGTTATGTCCGTACCGCCCGTGCCCGGCAGTGCGCCCACCACGAAGAACTCCGCCAACTGGCCATCCAGCCTCTCGTTGGCCCTGTTCCTCATTACCCTTATGTCCTGGTTGGTGTTGATGGCATTGTCGTAGTCGTTGACCGGGGTGAATGCGTTTGAACCGTCCACCCTGACGGATATCTGGTTGCCGGTCTTGTTGAATATGGTGCCCACTATGTGGAATGCGTCAAGGCTCACTGCCGAGTCAAACGCCTCTAGGTTACCTATGGTTGATGATATCCTGTTGGAACTCAAAGCGTCCAGGTCCAACTCACCGTTGAACGCACTGGCGTTACCGGCGCTGACGGCGTATCCCCTCTTGCTGGTGCCCGCCACGGTGTTGTTCGTGAAACTGTAGAAACTGTCCTGGGTGTCACTAATTGTATCCGCCAGGAACACGCCTATGGCCCAGTGGTTGCCGGATCCGTCCGTGACGGCCCCCTCACCTGTGGTGGTGAGATCATAGTTTCCATTGAAGTCCCACACATTGAGACCATTTAGAGCGGCAGTGAGCCTTTGGGGGTTACCGCCGATCGTGATTGAGAAGTTGCCTGATTTGTCAGTCACAGACGATAGGACGTTAGCACTCAACGTGTAAGTGCTGGTGTCTGAGGCGTCGATGTGATAACGTGTGGTGATGCTCGCCGTAGGATCCCAGTTGCCGCCCACTGTGATGATGTGTCTGTGTATACCCAGAGGCATCCAGTCCCCCTATGATGACCTGTAGTCCTTGGCAATGTTGCCCAGGAAGTTGGTTCCGTCGTTGATGATCGTCACGACATCGATGTCTCCACCGCCTGTGGATAGTGTGCTACTGTTGGATGGGAACTTCACAGCACTTGAACCGTCTGTGCCGAATGTGGCCGTCCTTGTTCCTGTGCCATCCTGTGTGATGATCAAGGTCACGGAACCACCTGTTGGTAGGTTGGTGATGTTGAATTCTGTTGACGTTCCTAGTGTTACGGTGTGTATGCTGGCCAATGCACAGTTGACAGTTATGGTCGAGCTCGAAGTTAATGAATTGATCTTCTCAATGTATCCGGCGTTGAATGTCACTGGACCTTGTGCGACAACTCCTCCTGTGCCTGATGGGTCAAGTGTGATGTCCGCGTTTGAAGGTGATTGTATCGTGCTACCCGTGAACGTGATGTCTCCGGTTGACCCTCCACTGACTCCACTTATCTCTGAGTCAACGTAGGCCTTGATCGATTGTTGCGTGGCCAGTGCTGTGTCGCTGTTTGAAGACATGTTGTCTTCGTCGAGTATAGTCGTCACAGTTGAACCACTTGTGCCTATTTTCAAATTCTCTAGTACGATCGTTCCTGTACCTGATGCGTTTATCTGTAGGTCAGCGTTTGATGTGGCTGATGAAATTGTGTTGTCTGTGATCTGAACACCGTCAAATGTGCTTGAACCTGTTGCTGTGAAACCCACCGCGTCTATCTGTCCTGAACTTGATATGTCCGCTGTTTCTGTGTCACCACCTGTGACCACAAGTCCACCGACCGCGGTGACTTTTCCTGTTCCGCTTGGATCCAATGTTAATGGAGCATTTGAAGGTGAACTAATAGTGCTTCCTGATATTGTCAAGTCACCAGTTGAACCACCGCCAACTGAATCTGCGTATGCTTTCACAGCCGCTGATGTTGGAATGGTCGTGTCGTTGTTGTTTGATCCTATGCCCTCGCCTGCTGTCACTATGCTGGCCGCGGCAAAGTCCGCAACTTCTAGATTGCTTATACTATTTCCAGTGCCATTGGCATCTATTGTCTTGTTGGTCAGTGTGTCTGATGAACTGGCTGTGATGTAACTTGATAAATCTGGTCCTGTGACGGTTAAGGTGTCGCCTGACACTGCTGTTGTCACTCCCGTGGCACCTGCCACTTTGAACGTCTCTCCCAGTGTGACCGCTGTACCCGATGAGTCATCACCCACCACTGTCAATGCTGTCGCTGTTGCACTCGCGGCATCCGTTATGCCGTAGCCTGCAAGTGTTGTCGGCGTTGATGTCACGTTAGAGAAAGCAACTGAACCTGTAAATGTTCCTGTGATGTTTCCTGTGACGTGTAGATTCTCTTTGATCGTTACCTGTGTTGAATCCGTTGAACTCAATTCCGTTCCTTTGATCTGTATTCCGTCCACACTCACACTGCCCGTGCCTGATGTTGTCAAAGTAAGATCCGCGTTCGACGGTGCTGATATTGTTGATCCTACAACGGATAGGTCACCTATGTCCCTGGCGTCCACGTATGCCTGTGTGGCGTAGTTGGAGTCATTGGTCCATTGAGATATGTTTCCTGCCTTGTTGGTGAATGTCATTGAGTCTGATGCTATGTTGGCATCCTCGGCATCCACGTATGCCTTGATCGACTGTTGTGAGGCAATCGCAGTGGCACTGTTTGATGCCATGTTGTCCTCGTCAAGGAACACCCCTGATGTGAAGTCAGCGATGTCAACATTTGATAATGAGTTACCTGTGCCGTTGGCGTCGAATGTCTTGTTGGTGAATGTTGTCGTGGAACTCGCTGTGACATCTCCTGCGGCCGAGGCTTCCAATCCTATAGTACCTGTGCTGTGATCATATACAAATACGTAATTGTCTTCGCTGGCTCCCACAGTTTGATCTGCGTTGAAAGTAAAGTTACCTAACACAACATTACCTGTTCCGTTAGGAGTGATCGTGATGTCCGAATTTGTAGTGATGCTTGAGATTGTGCTGTTTTGTATTGATAAAGTGTCAATCTCTATAGAACCTGTTCCGTTGGCCTGTAGTTTTAGGTCACCGTTCGTTACATCAGTGGCTATTAGACCAGATGATCCATCCCTCACCAAAGAGTATACTTCCGTGAAATTCGTGTTGATTTTCTGCATAGCGGTACGTAGAGTATCGCCTGTGGCTGGGTTTCCTAGTACACCTATGTCTATATTAATTCTCGCCATAATCTGATACTCGTATTTATTAAATACGAATATGTTCGTAGAAACCCTTAAAACCATCAAGTTGTACAAGAGGGAGAGCAAGTACGGGGTCATGCACAACTATCGAAGGCGGAACATGATCTACGTGTTCAGGTGTGACGCCTGTTCCGAGACATTCCAGAGGCCCAAATCCAAGGTGGATCCCGCTCGTGCCTCAAACGACTACAAGCACGTGTGCAGTAATTGTGATTCCAAGAAGTTTGCCCAAAGCGTGGGCGTCAAAATGCGTCGGGTGTATCAACTGGACGCCAGCAGTACCAAGACCCTATAACTGTCTCCACCGGATGTCGTTCCTGTGGCCGTCTATCCATCTCTGTAGGTCAGCGTAGATGCCACATTTTATATTGGACTGATCGAAGTACCAACGCAGGAAAGGATTACCTTCCAAATATTCCTTGCGATTGATGAAATAGAAGTTTGTTCCAGGAAACTTCCTGAACGTCTGTCTAAGTTGATACATCCATTCATATTTTAGATATGCCTTCATGCTGGCCCTGTCTGGATAGTTGGTACTGTTCTTGTAGATGTTGTTCTGTATCCTGCTGGGTGTGTCCATCTCCCACTGTTGGGCACCCATGATGTCGAATGCCATTATCACTATGTTCTTGATGCCTGACTCCGCGGCCATCAACACAGCACTGCAACCGGAACCTCGTGACTTGGAGAAGTCGTTGGTCTTGATCTTGCCACCCTTCTTGACGTCACCACCACGCCATACCCTGTAAATTTTCAGTCCCTCGGGTATGTGGTGTTCATGATCGCCCTCGCAGATGTAGTTCCACGTGCTGATGTCATCCGGACCGTGAATGCTTGGTGACTCCTTGCCGTCATTGTGCCACTGGGCCAGTTCCTCGTACATTAGCGGATTGACTGCGACAATGTGATTACACAGCATGGGATGATCTCGGTATATGGCGTTACATCCATATATCACACCATGTCCTTTTAGGTTATCTATTGGGAAGATGTTTCTTGATTCACCGTTGCCTATTATGAAAGCGGTATCCATTAGATGCCAAATGATTCTCCGCAACCACAAGAGCTTGAACTGTTGGGATTGGATATCTCGAACTGCGATCCAAAGGTCTCCTCCACCCAGTCGATCTTGGTGCCCATGACATACAACAATGAGGTTTCATCCACAACGAACCTGCCCGTGCCCCAGTCTTCCATGTGATCGCCTTCGGCGACATTTTCTTTGGTGTCAGCGAATCCCCACTCGTACTTGAATCCTGCACATCCACCGCCCAGCACCGCCAGGCTCACGGCGTACTTGCCTGTGTTCTTCTCGAGTAATCTTTCTATCTGTGATTTTGCACTGTCTGTTATTTCAAATGGTTTCATACTAGTAATTATCCCTATCTCTTCCCACTGTTCTGTATTCCCACGCTCATCCAGAACCTGGTAGCGTCCAGTTTCTTCTCGAAACTCATATATGCGTTTTGGTGTTCCCAATGGTTGGCAGGATTCTCTATCTCTCCCGCTGGTTCGAACCACCAACCCCATTTACCTTCACAGTTCTCCTGGCACCAGTCTATGCACTCGCCCATGATGCCGTTGCTGTTCATGTCTACGTTGTACTCGAACTGTTGCATGTATCCGCAATCTTCTGGCACTTCGTCCAGCCTGGGATTGCTTCTTTTCACTTTTACTTTGCCGTAACTGGTCATCACTTCCAATTGTCTATCACCCATTGATCCGCACACTCCATGGGATTCGGTGATCCATGGAACACTGCCACTTTGTTTCCTGGATTTATATCAACGGGTTTCCTAAAAAACTTTTTGCCATCCTTGGTCAATAATTTTGTATCTTTCAACCCTATCATCTCCCATTTGTAACTACGGATCCATTCGTCTGGGAACCAATTGATGTCGTCTTTTGCTCTTTTGGTTATCCAATCCTGGTCACCGTGGTTGTTTTGCATTATCTGTGCTGACCTGTCTTTGAATTCGTTCCATAGGTAGTGCATTGTGCCAGATTGCCATCGCATACAACTGGAGTTTGACAGTTTCCAGTCTTTTATTCTACACCTGTTGAAGTCCCTTATGATATTGAACTTTCCTGTATGGGTGAACAAGGGATCGATGTTGTCGAATATCACAACATCCAGATCAAAGAAAAGTATGTTACCCTTCAACGGCATCTCGGGTGCGAACATCCACAACTTGCTCCACCATGATTTGATCCATGGATCATTTGGCAGTTTGATCACGTTTATATCTGGATCCAATCCTGTGGGATCATCTGTGAGACAGTGAAATTGGTACGGTAAAGTCGTGTGTCTTTTTACCATGCTGTTCAGCACGTTGGCGTATTGTGAGACATATTTGTTACCCCACTTGACGCACACCAAGTGATTGTTATCCATTCCTCAGTGCCTCCATTTGTATCTGTTTCCAATCGTCACTTTCTAATGTGTACGGGTAGTCACACTCCACAGAGGGACCTGTGATTGTCCTTATGCTGGTGATGTCTAAATTACTGTTCATGGTTTTGTGTATGTCTTGAATTGTGGCATTTGTTCCAAATGTCCTCTGTAGGTCTATCTGACCTATCTTTATGTAACCCAATGATAATCTTGGATGTTCCCAGTCATAATTGTTTTCAGTAAGCCATTTCCTGTAATTGTTGATTTCATCTTTATGCCAATCACATGTGTCTTCCTTAATTGTTTGTCCCCATTCAACATCAAATTCTCCACTGTAATATTTTTGGTGATTGATCTCACTACACAAGGTCTCTGTCATGACAGGTCCGTGTTCGTCCCTGAACACCTCGTACAGAGTCTTGCCCACTTGTGACCAGTGCAGGTACACACCACCAAGCTCTCGGTCATACCTGTTCTGTTTGAAAAGTTCAAAGTCCTGCTCGTGCAGATCATATCTTGGTGCGTTTAGGAAAGTTGTTATTTGTGATGCTCTCATCCATTCTGGTTCGAACGCCTTCTTACGATCGGCACTGACCCATCCTTCTATTTCATGGCACAGGTTATTCAATTGTCTTATAGCATATTTTGTCTCGTAATCGGCCTGTTTATAAAAGTTTGAAAGTTGCCATGCAGTGCCTTGGAGTTCTTCAAAATGTCTATGCAGTAAGTTACAAGACTCATGTTTGAGTCTCTTGCCCAGTGTTACTGATTCATCACCGTTGACTGCTTTTCCTATAGGTAAATCACTGCTGTACTGAAAGTCATCCACAGTGAATGGTTTTATCTTTTCATAAAGGGGTTCAAATGTGAAAGAGTTTATCTGTGCTACACTATTGTTCAACTCACCTACCAGGTAGTTAAGATCTCTCTTTGAATCTGCAAATCCCAGGAAACAGAAGTTCTTCTCCAGTATCCTCTTTTGTTTGAGATTATCTTTGAGTGCCGCTAACCACCTGTGTCCTAAAGGAGTGTCATAGATCTGGAAGTAGTAGGCTATGTCAGTCAGGCCCACTCTCACCAAGTCATGTATAAACTTATTCTTTTCTGTAGATGGCACTGTTGGCTCCATGTTCCATGCATTCAACTTCCACAACATAACATCTGTTATCAGTTTTTTCTCTGATCAGTTTATCTGCGAAATCAAATGCGTGTTTGGCAAACATCTCAGCACCAACACCATCGAACTCCACGATCTCAGCAAGGTCATGTTTCTCAAGTGCCTTCAGTTTGTCCAAGTGTGGATCATTGATGTCCACTGCGGTCTTGTGATCGAAATGATCCTCCAACCATTTCTTCAGTGGCTTCAATGATCCGAAGTCCACCGCCCAGTTCTTGTTGTCCAGTCGATCGCAACCGAACGTGAATCTGAATGCCAGGCTGTATCCGTGCAGTAAGTGACAGTGTGAGTGGTCTGCGTTGGGCTGTCTGAACACGCAGGCCAATCCTATGTTGTGTCCGTATGTTTTAGTCGAGTAGTAAGTCATCGTTTCTCCTTGCGTTGATGACTTGCAGAGTGTTTATAGAGGGGTGAAAGTCTTGAGTCCTCTCGATCATCAGTTCAACTTCTTGTCCAACTTCTGATCCATGTCCATCTGGAACGCTGTGTCTCTGATGCGATCCGTCAGTTCGTTTGGTATATTTAATTCTCCATCGATGATGCTCTTCAAGAAATGTATCATCACAGTGAACTCGTTCCTGTTTGCAACAGTCTCAGGATCTATGCCGTGTTTCTCCATTGCGTTCAGCATGGCCTCTGAAACGTCTACCAGTGCCTTGATGCTCGTCGAGTGTTTGTCGAAGTGTGCCATTAGGTTATGATACTGGGTTTCTTGGGAACCTCGATCTTGCTGAATACTCTATTATATTCCTCAGCAATCTTGTCATTGATGTGTGCTATAGAAATCAGTTTGTCGATTGCGATGTTGAATGGTTCGTCCTGTTTAGCAGTGGAGAAAAATGTACCAAATGCCAATCCCTGCGGACCATTCATCAGCACAAGTGCCTTCTCGATACTGATGTATCTCGTGTCGGTCCTGCTAAGATATTTTGCGATGACTTCTTCTCCTGAAGCCAATTTAAGAGTAACTAGATCTCCATCTTTTATTTTATCAAACATAACCTTATTATAAACTATACTAGGCGTTTGTCAATCATCAAATTTGAAAATATTATCGTATTTGTCATTTAGATATTTCCTGAGCTCCTTGTCCTTGACATCGAATGGTATTGTGCCCATGAAGAAGATGTCATAACTGTCTGATCCATACTTTCCGATGCCGTGTAAATCTTTGACGTCCCACCCATCCCAGTTGAGATATTCTTCAGTCATCCGTCTGATCCTTTTTGGCCTCACATTCCACATGCCCAAAGGTTTCAGCATATTCTGTTGTGTCTTCAAACTTCCTCGTAGGTACGCTTCGGGATCAGGATACCTCGCGAAAAGTTTTGGTAAGATTATTTTGACGTGTTTCCTATAGGTTTGGTTGAGACAAATTACAGCAACCATGTGCTTCCATTCCTTGTTAGGTTCCCGCAACTGTTCCTGGACCATGAGGTGATCCACCATTGGTTTGATCATGTTACAATTTTATATGCTATTTGTTTTTTGTCAACTGCTTGTTGATGAACCGGGCCATGCCGTCGTAGGTCTCCTGGAACACGTTCGAGTGCTGGCTCCATTCCTTGGGCATCTCCCAACGGTCATGGTTCACCACGATCCATCTTGTGTCTGGATCTGAGTATCCCATCAACTTGTGGAACTGGTATATCCAGTATGATGGATCAACAGGTCTCTTGATGTAGGTGTATCCCTCGGAACCCGTATACATGTTGTTGATCTTGCCCTTCTCCAACGGGTGTAGATCGAATCCCAACATGAATATGGCCTTGGGTCGGAACGTCAGTCCCAACACACCTGCGTATGGTCCTGTGCCCCAGTGGAAAGGTTCGTCCTGTCTCTTCTCTCCCTTATAAGGTAGGTCGGGAAATTTCTTAACGTTGGGCCAGTGTGCGAACTGGTCCGCCCAATCGTTTCTGGTGTAGATTGTTGTGCCTTTACCAACCGCGTTCGCGGCCTGTTGGCACATATGCCTGTCAGCACAACAAAGATATTCTGTCACATAGTCTCGGTAGATTGCGTTGCAACCAATTACCGTACTGAACATTTTCAATGGTGAGATATCAAATCCCCTACGGCTCTCACCGTTGCCGATTATGGAAACATACTTGGTCATAATGCTATTTAATCACCCCTTTAAACGCACACAGGCGTCTGTATACTGCTGGTAAAATTGAAATAGGAATAGTTGTACATATCACTCATTTCCGTTGATTAAATGCCATACGGTGAGATATTTGTCCCAGGCCTTTTGCAGTGTTGGATACTTCCTCCTCAGTGCTATGGCCTCTACTCCCACCATTTCCGCCTCCTCGTATGCCCGTTCCTCATCCTTGGCCTTCTGCGATTGTTCTACCAAGATCCTGTCACCATTTGGTAATTGTTCATACACTGTTTCTCCTTCATCTGGCGAAACGTAAATGGGATTGATCCTTCTTGCTTTTCTTGGCATCAGTAATATTTCTTGTGATCGGCACCCGGGTGTGCATGTCTCATTCCACCAATCTTAGGAGAATCACCCTTGTGTCTTGGTATGAAGTGTATGTGTGGCCACATGATGGTCTGCCCTGCTGGTATTCCTATGTTCATGCCAATGTTGAATCCTGCTATCTTGCCCGCCTTGATCTGCTCATTTCCGTAGTCGTACGCCATGCCGTAGGACCTGCCCACGAAATGTGCATTGTTCTCCTTGGGTATGAATAGTTTGTGTCCTGGCACGCACGGATAACGATCATTGAAAACGAAAGTGAAATCTGATTCCATGATGGGCGTGTCATTGCCCATCCACACGCTCTCGTCTACACTGTTGACTGGTTCATATTCTTTCTTGTAGATAGGTTTTTTCGATGGCATTGGTTTCTATGATTCCTATCCTTATATTACTAGAATTTGGCCTGTGTTGCAACCTGATTTGATCCCATGTCTTGGTTTTTGGCACTGCTGGATTGTACTCCCATACGCCCAGTAGATTTACCAGGGCCTTCCTGACCTTCTCCGCACCGCCGTGTTTCTTACAGGTGTCGGACCTGCCCACGTGTACCACTTTGTTTCCGATCTTAATTTTGTAGACACATTTCAGTCTGATCCATTTGGTCTTGTGGTTCTTGCTGTGCCGGATCTTGAAACCTTCTATGTGGTATAGGTCTTCTATCGTGTACCACTTAATATCTGACATTTTTAATATTTAATTGTGCGTAGACCTTCTGTACTTTTTTGGCCTGGAAGTAACAGTCTTCCAGAGCGTTGTGAAGTCCTGTTCTTTTCTCATTTGGATCTCTAGGAACCAATGAAAACAAAGTCCTGGAATCTCTGATCTGCCAGTACTGCCATGGTTGTGGATGTCCCAGTTGTGTGTATAAATTCTGTAGTATTGCGTAGTCGAACAATGGTCCTTGGCACCAGAAAACGTCCACTCCGACTGACCACTTATTGATGGTCTTGATCATGGCATCCAGACTTATCCTGTCCCGGTCGCCCAATGCCTCTTCCATGATCTCAGGATCTTGTCGGCCCCACCAGTCAAGTGTGTCCTGCATCACGTCTCTGCCCATTTCCGTCTGTGAGTCAACGTCCACACGGAAGTACATGCCCTGTGAGGGTTCCGCCGTTGTGTATGGATCGAACTTGACACCACCAACGGTCAGTACGGTGGCGTTGGGATTAGTGCTTAAGGTCTCTAGATCTATCATTGCGTGGATCATACACAATTATACTGTGGAAAAGTGGTAATGTCAATCAGGGACTATAGTCCACACCAGTTTCTAAATGATTCCGGAAGGAAGTTTAAATCTATTGATCTTCTTTTGGAGAAATCTTTTAGATAAGTGCTTATATCTGCTCTCTCTGTTGCTGTTGGGGTGGTTTCGATAGATTTAATAAATTTATTTACTTGGAGGTCATTACTGTATTTGTTCATCTTTTCTAACACCTGCTTTTTACTATTGTCGTCAAGCACATGTGGCATCATGTGCGGCCGTTCGGTCAACGGGTTTGTCCTGATAGGATATCTCTTAAAAACTTCATAAAAATTAGCGAAGTCTAAATAAGATATATTAGATATTACAGAGGTGAACTCTATTTCATTGCCATACTCCTCCAGCATTTTCACCCTTTGTTGGAAATCACTCCATGTGTGGCCGTATCTCAAAAGTTCAAAATAACTGCCTGTGGCCTCTGCTGACAGTATGAACTTTATTTTACGATGCTTAAACTTTTCAAGAAAATTTGCCAGCCTGTTGGCACTGATTCCTAGTCCCGAGGTGATGCTTATTTTTTTGTCCTCTGCACTTTCTATTATTTTTGAAATTGCATTGTTTAATAATGGTTCTCCTCCCAATAAAGATAACTCAGTGATATCAGACATAGAGATCTCTTTTAATAATAGCCTCAGGAATTTTGTTTCGGTGCTACGTGACTTCTGTTTCATCTTTGACCATAATTTTGCCCAGGCGTCATTTTGTATTGTTAAGCCGCTCATCTGGTAATCTCCATTTTTTTCTATATCTTTCTGCCAGGATGAACTAAATTCGGGTCCACAGTACATACAGGTAAGGTTACAGTCTGTTGAAAGAGATATACTGAGATTCCTTAGCGGAGCCATGGGATCATTTATGTACGTCGGTTGCTGTATTTCTAACCTTTTGCTGGATAAACCTTTTTCTTCGTATTTGTAACAACCAAAATGGCATGATTTGCAGGATTTATCTTCGAGCATGGTTTTACGATCATCAAGCATGGTATCGGTGTAAAATAGTTTTCCTGGGTTGGCTTCTAGCCAATCAAGATTGATTCTTTCTGGCAAGGCGTTACAGCAGTTGTACAGCAATCTGCTTTGAACGTGTACCTGTAGGTCAGTAAATTTAGCAGAACAGTAGTAATCCATGCTTATATTTAAATTAAGTTGCGATGGTGTGTAAATTAAGCGTCGTCGCCGATCTTGTAGTGGTCCTGGTATTCCTTGAACTGTGCTTCTGTGAGGCACCATATCTCACCTGAGCTCTGTGGGAAATTGATCATTGCGTATTCCTTCACTTCCGCACCCGAGGCCTCGCACAATGCTTTGGTGTCATAGAGTTTCTGTTCGTACACGCTCTCACAGGCTCCCGCCATGCACATGTAGACCACTAAAATAAATTTCATAAAAGTATTTAAGATAGGCTAAAATTGATAAAACTAGCACATCTGTATGTTGGTAAATACACGCACATTATGGATTTCGTGACATTCATCGCAGAAGTGGGTTTCCCAATAGCAGGTGCCATAGCGGCAGGTGCCTTCGTGTTCATCACGCTGAAATTCATTTTAGCAAGTGTGACGGGATCTGTGAACAGTCTGAAGGCCATAATTGGTGCACTGGACAACAGGGTGCAGACCATGAACAATGACCTGGTCAAGATAGATGCACTGTTGAGTTACGTATTAAAGATCAGACCCAACGCGGACAGGTTGGCCGCAAACGAGGGCAAGAACGATGCTAGACGCGACTAACGATATAGTGACAATGATCAAGGATTTTGGTTTTCCTATCGTGGCCGCGATGGGATTGGGTTACTTCGTGTACTACATATGGAAATGGGTGACTGAAGAGATCAAACCGGTGTTGGGTGATGCATCATCAACACTGATAAAACTCGTGGACAGAATAAGAATGTTAGACAATGATATGATAAGATTGAACACAAAACTTTCAATGGTGCTAGAGTATAAGGAAGAAATCATAAAGTCTGGACGTTCAGACGAGTTAGACGAGATACTTGCCAAATACAAAACAAAATCTGAGAGCTTCGACTCCACAGGCGATACAAAAAAATAATTACTTCGTTGTTGCTCGGAACGTTCCGTCCCAATCCTTGGGTTTGCCTGATTCGATACGAGCCTTCATGTTGGCGTAATATTCGGCCATGTTCTCATGGAACTCCTTGGCTATATCTAATCTCTTGAGTGCTTCCGTCCAATCTCCTGCGTAATATGATTCCAGGAACTGCCTGTGGTGTTCGGACTCCTTGGCCACGGTGTATATCTTGACACCTATTGTCTTGCCTTTGACTGCTATGCAATCAAGTTCGAACACGTTTATCTTGTCTTTGACTCGCCTTGCTGTCTCAGGTCCAAGCACTATCCGGACACCGTACGTCTTTGACTGTCCCTCCAGCCTCGCGGCCAGGTTCACTCCATCTCCAAGGCAGGTGTAGTCGAAGCGTTGGTCGGATCCCATGTTGCCCACCACGACCTCCGCAGTGTTTATACCCAATCCCATTCCAAAGGCCGGTATGCCCTCCTGCTGTACTTCCTCGTTGAACTTGTCAAGGCTGTCCAACATCTTGATACCCGTCCAAACGGCGTTCTCCGCGTGATCCCAATCATCCAGTGGTGCGTTCCAGAAAGCCATCTGTGCGTCACCTATGTACTTGTCTATGGTGCCCTTGTTGTTCAGTATCTCTCGGGTCATTGCCGTCATGTATCTGTTCATTATTCTCGTAAGTCCTTGCACGTCCTCACCATAGTGTTCTGAAATGGAAGTGAATCCCCTGACGTCAGTGAACATTATTGATAGGTTCCTTGATTCGCCACCCAACTTCAATAGGTCGGGATTCTTCTGTAGTTGTGCCACCATGTCTGGTGATAGGTATGTGCCGAACTGTTTCTTGATCTGTTGTTTGAGGCTGAACTCTTTGACGAAACGATTGAACACTGCGTGGAATCCTGTGATAGTGGTCACGAGTATGATCCAACTGGCGTCCCAGAGTTGTAGGTGTTTCACGAAATAGAAATATGCTCCATAGGCCGTGCCTGACCACACAGTCAGTAGTACAGCACCCACCAACCAGTAGGGAGCGAATCCCGCCAACAATATTATTATGATTGCTAACACACCGGCCGCAACATATTCAAGGAACGTGGCAGTGTCCAGCCTAACGATGTTCTCACCATTCAACACGGTCTGTAAACTGACCGCCATCGCTGTGTGACTGTACTGCTCTCCATTTGGAGTTGCTATAATCGTGCTGATACCTTGGGCGGTGTTGCCTATTATCACAGTCTTGCCCGCCACTGACGTGAAGTCATCCGTGATGCTGATCGTTTCAAACTGCTTGTTCCATCTCAGCCATATCCTTGCGTACTGGTCTGTTTTAATTGTTTTGAATTTTGGTACCCTTAGTGCTATCACTCCACCTTCGCTGGCTTTGACTTGATAACTGGGATCACCAACTGCGACCCTGATAACCTCCAATGCCACACTTGGATAGACTTCTTCACCCACCCTCATCAGCAATGGGAGTCTCCTCACCACACCATCTATCTCGGGCGTAGTGTTGACCACACCAACACCGTCAACGTTGTCTCCTAACAAAGGTATCGGTCCCAGCATTCCTGGCCATTCGAACAACCAAGGCATGGGATCTCCTATCTTGGCCACACCTCGTGGCACTGCGTTCTTGTTCGTCTGTGTTGTGCCCGCCTGTGCTATCACGATCCCGTTCTGCACCAATGCCTGTGCCAGGTCCATGTCTCCTCCCAACCTGTCCTCCTCTGAGAACAATATTGGCAGTACGATTATGCCCGCACCCGCTTCTCTCAATCTCCAGATCACATCTGCGAGTACCGTCCTCTTCCAAGGCCACTGTCCGTTCTGTTCTATGCTCTTCTCGTCTATCTCTACAATCACCACATCCTCACTCATAGTGGGAGCGTCGTATTTCTGTATTAGGTCAAAACTTTTTAATCTTGCTGTCTCTTTCACGAATGGATCCTTGAGACCCCACGTCATTAACACCGCCAGTGTTATGAACGCCAGTGTCCAGTGTGTAAGTATCCGTTTCATCCCCTGATGCCCTCTGTTGCTTTCCTCATGAACTTATAATTGATCCATTCCTCGAATCTATC